GGGGGTCGTAAAACGCAGAGAACGCGGAGAACGTATGAAATCGACGGCAATAGACCGGAGAACGCCGCCTATAGAATTGAAAACGCGGAAATAAACGTGAAACGGAGATAGACTGTAAATAAACTGTAAATAGACCGGAAAACGCAGAAAACACGTAAAAAACTTTTAAATTTTTATAGCAAGCTGTCTGTTCCTCTGATACGATCTATTTACAACAACGGGGTTAGGCTTAACTCGGTTTGTTAGGCAAATTTCACTAAAAACAACTAGGAGGCGGGAATAAATGAAACAGAAAACCGGCGGGCTAAAAGCCAGGAGAGAGTGGAAACTTTACTGTAACGCCTGGATACAGGCTAGTGAGAAGGGGCAGCTAGAGATACCAGTTGACTCAGTAGCTAGGCTTAAGAGTCTGCGGTCGGCCCTCTACAGAACTGTCCGTACTACCTCGAAACGAGAGTTTTTTACAGAATTAGAAGAGAAACTACTCGAGGCCGCTTCCTGCTGTTCGATAAACATTTCGGAGGTAACACTGACACTGACTATTTATAGAAGAGACCTTTCTGGCTCTGCCCTCCAGGTAGGAGACGCAATATCGAAGAGTAGTTTAGAGCGCGTTCTGGAACAACTCGGTGAAACAGTGGATTCCCTGCCGGAGAGCGGGGCGTCTAGTAGAGAGGAAATAGACCCTGAGACAGCCAGACAACTCAAAGAATATGGTTTCACTTTCGATGACTAACCACAGACAGAGTTTTGAAATCGCGTAAAAATATTTGTTGTAAGAAATTGCGGATAGTAGTAATATGCTAGTGTTTAGTAATACGTTTTTACTAGTTACTAAACGGCTGGGAGTCAAAACCTGGAAACATTCCAAACTTCCAGCCGATTTCTAAAATTCCCTGGAATTACTGCCGAATAATTCCAGGGATTTTCCAAAAACCCAAACTTGGGAGGCGAAGCTGAATGAATCCAGTAGAGCAGAAACTACGAGCAGCCGGTTTCCGGTTCTCGAAAAAAACCTGGCCGCTCGTCAGTAGAATGGACCTGGAACTTGCCGGGATTTCCTCAGAGGAGTGGTGGTCGAACGTCCGAGGCTCCACGCTGTCCGAGACTATGGGGCCGAACTGGAAACTCGGCGTCAGGTTTTCGTTTAACGGAAAGTTGGGCCAGTGGCGACCATACACTCTTAAATAACCAGCAGCAAACCTAAAACCTATTACTAGGGAGGTTTCACAATGGCACAAACACTTACCCAAAAACTCGTAGCATACCTGTTGTCGAAAGGTTTCGTAGAAGTTCCCTCCACTTCCAGTAAATACCGGAAATTTCAAAGTCCGACATTCCAAAGTCCGACAGGGCCACGGTCGGAGTTCTACTTCGTCGGTCGGAGTGGGGCGGTTCGAGTAGGGAAAAACTCTAGTACCTCCCACTCAGTAACTGACTCAGTAAGACGACAACTGGAGCGAGAGGGTTTTGGCGTTGAGAAAACCGCAGACGAACTGCTCAACGAGTTAGAGTAGGTTTCCTGGACCGGAGGAGGCCGGCCCCCTGGGTCAGTCTCCTCTAGTCTGAGAAACGGCTCGGAAACGGTCTGAGACACGAACCAGAAACAGTAGTTTACTCTACAGCCTAGGGAGGCGAACAATGACTAGAGACGAGATGGTAACCAAACAACTTAAACAGATTAATGAAACTGCTAAAAAACAGCGAGAAATGGTACGGAAACTCAGCAATGCTTTTGAATATTCCGAGTATGGTTGTCTTGGTAGCAGTTTCCGAGTCGAACCGTTTTGTAACACCTTCGAGGACTACCTCGCGGAGTCCGCTAAACTGCCGGAAAACGAGTTACATTCCTATGACCTTTACTGGCATAAGGATGAAAATGACTCGTTAGTCATTACTCATAGTGTAAAAAACGGGAAACACACACTTTACTATCGTTTTCTTGTCGGTGAACCTGAGCGTACCCTGGAGTTACTGACTGAAGGGAAATGTAAAATGATTAAAAAAATCACGGAGCCGAGTAAGCCGACTACCTATACAGCCTTGTCCTGTGAGGCGTAGTTTTTCGGACTAGTTGCTTAGTGTCGGTCTAGGAGCCTCCTGGCCGACACTGTGGAGTTAGTCAGAAACAGAGTTGATAATTCAACCCAGGAGGTCAGCAGTGAAAGAGATATTTTTCCAAGTAGGCCCGTACCTTTTCACGAACCACAAAAACATACGGAAGGTAGAACGTTTCCACTTTTTCCGTATCGGTCTCGGGATTTACTATCCAGTGTTCTCGCTGTTTGGAGTAGTGGTAGCTAAACAGTATAAATAGTTGATAACTCAACCAGAGAGGAAAACCAGTGATTACTCACAACCCCCGAAAAACCTCACCTCAATCCCAGGTAGCTCGCTACCTCCTCAATCTCGGTTTCGTCGAGGTTTCCCCCCAGTCCTATTCACCTTACCGCCGTTTCGTGAACCTTAGTTTCCTCGGCCACTACTACTTTGTCTCGGACGAGGAGGTTTTGTCCGGGCACTCACTGTCTAAAAGCCAGGACGTTTCCGCCGTAGTTTCGGAGTGGCTCGGCGGCGTGAGGTTCGTTCCGTCGAAAACGGCTGACGAGTTGCTCGCGGAGCTTAACTAGTAGTTTTGTTGATAACTCAACCTAGAGAGAAAAAACATGAAAAAACAGCGAAAAAACTTAAGTTTACTAACTGACCAGGAGTTTGAGCGGTTTACGCTAGAGGTAACCGCCCCCTCCCGCTCTCCCGGGAAACCCGGCCTTTACCTAAACTTCCCTTTCGACCTTCGTTCCAGTTTCGACGAGAAAGTTAACACGGCTGCCGCCGGTACAACCTGGACCGCTTTCGTAAACAACGCCGGGACTCTGGTACACGTTCTCTGTCCGGAGGCGGATATCCTGGTCCGGCTAGTTTTCCGTTACCCGCTCGCCTCTCTGAATAGTCAGAGAATGAAACAGGTTATTATCGCCAGGCTCGAACGCTGGGTTAAACTTTGAGAGGAGAAACCTCAATGAATGAAACTACTACTGTTGAAAAAGAAATGATTCTGGAAGAGTGGACAACCTGTCCTTGGCCTTGGATGAAAGGGAAATTGGTTGGCAGGGTTTACAACGATACTCGAAAACGTTTCGAGGACGGCTCGGTAGTTTTCACTTCCCCAGTGGTGGACGCTGAAGACGGGTACGTTTTAACTATGTCCGGGTTGAAGTACAAACTCGGAACTCCTCATCGTGGGCTGTTTAACTTGTTGGGCGGAGCAGATTACGGTTTTTAACTAAACAGGAGATTTTTGCAATGAGACAGAAAACGTGGATCGACTACAGGTGGGAAGAAGGTACAAAAGTTATTACAAATCATCCTGACGGCCTGAGAGCCTGTGGAACAGACTTTGACGAGTATAAATACTACGTGGTAAATTGCGTCTCTGTCAGATTAGCGGAGTTTGCCTGGAACCTCAGCTAAATCGTTCCTCCCAAACCGGAGGGTAGAGTTTTTCAGTCTAGAGACTCTCTACCCTCTAGTTTGCGAGTAGCTAGAGAAAGTTAACCTAAAACACTAGGAGGGATAAAATGAAACTTTGGATTTTACGTCCGCAAGAAAATTTGCCAGAAAATGAGAATCCTTGGGATCCCTGGTATGACAAAGTTTTTGGTTTTGTTATTCGGGCGGAAACTGAAGTAGATGCTAGAAAATTGGCCCACAAAGAGGCCGGTGACGAGAATAGGGGTGAATTTCTTAACAGTAAAATAGCTAATACCACAACGCCTTGGCTTGATGAAAAATATTCTACCTGCGTGGAACTTACAGCAGAGGGAGAGTCTGACGTAATTATCCGAGATTTTGCCTCGGCTTAGGAGGGTTCACTATGATTCAGAGAGCGTTGTCCTACGCACTACTGGCTTTGGTTTCCGCAAGCCTGGCTCTTTTTCTCGCCGGCTCGGTTGCCAGTTTTCTCCACAGAGTTTTTTCCACCATAACGATTGCTTTGGGAGGTTTCTAATGCGAAAATCAAGGCCTAGAAAGGTTAAACACAAAACCGTAGTTCTCAAAGGTGGTCCGTTTAACGGTCAATACTTATTAATGTCTACAGGTCAGGAAGAAACACTTTCATTCAGAGTTAAAAATGAGTACGGGCATTATTTAAGACAAACCATCTATAGCCCAGTAGCAGAGTGGGTATCAGAGTTAACTTTAACATTGTAGTTTCGGAGGTTGATAGATGGACTGTTTCCTGGTACTTCACTATAACAGAGCGGTAACTGTACTCGACTCGGAAATAGAGGCTATTTTGTGGATAGCTTTCAACGCAGCAGACGGAGAGTATAGGTACAAACAAATCACAATGCACCGTACTCAAAACAAACCTAAGACTAAAAAGGACGAGAAATGAGCAAACCAAAGATTATGGTAGAGCTGGCGGATGAGGCAACAGTTGCCCTCGCCGAACATATCGTGGAGACTACCTGCTTGCAGCTCTCAGAGTGGGTACTCGTCGGAAACACGATTCTCTTCGACCTTGATCCCTGTCACACCGACCTCTCTAACGAGGACGAGGTAGAGTGGGTTCGACAGGACGTAGAGCTTCTCCTCGAGGCTGAGGAAATCGACTTTCACACTGTTACTGTAGAGGAGGACTGAAAATGCTCACTAGAAAAGATTACCTACTCAAAAAAGTCTCGCATCAAGAATATTACGGTCAGTTCGTTACTGCGGAAGTAAGACGTTTAGTTGAAAAGCGGATTAGTAGGGTTGCTATTGTAAACTCTACTGATCCACACTTTAATGATATAAGTCTTTCGCATTGGGATAGACTTCACTACAGCCTGGTAGTTTTGTGTAATCTTGGAACCGGAGTTACTTTGTCTGATACGATCTCTATTGCAAAGGAAGCTGCTAGGCAAATTAAAGAGAACGAGGCCTTAAAATGAGTGTAGAAACTTTAACTATAAACTACGGACTCACTCTCCGGGGTACGGAGACTATCAAACTGAAAATAGGGAGTCTGCAGATAGAGGGCTCGAGAGAGGTTTTCCTCACTATGAACGAGGAGGGAAACAAACTGCACCAGAGGATTCGTGAGAAACTGAGAGAGGAGTTTCCAGGTTGGAATATCTCAGGCTACTGTCTTGCGAGTATGGCCGCGACAAAAACTGACGCTGAGACGAGAGGAGTTTAACTGCAATGACACCAGAGGAAGCTAAACAGATGCAGGGAGTTGAGTTTACTTACGTTTTTCCGAGTGGAGACTCGATGCCGGCTTACGTAAAATGGGTAGACGTAGAGTCCGGTAGAATGACCGCCTGAAGTTTTTCCCTGACTACTGAGAGAGGTAAAACGTTCAAACCTTTAAACGACGACGAGTACAGCGAGCAGGCTTGCTGTCTGTTAGTGTCCAGAGAGCAAAACGACCTGTTTAAGTATCTTACAGAGATACAAACTACTAAGGTCTACAGAGTAAAGAACGTGGCCCTTGTAGATGATGGTTCCTTTTTTACTGGCTGTGTTTTTTAACTCCTAAAACCCAAAACCTACTGAGGAACCCTCTATGACTAGAGAACCAGAGTTTTCACTAACTGTCCTTTCTCCTCCGCTGCCTAAACAGAGAGTCCCCAAAAAACGCAGCCGACTGTCGTTCTGGCTTCGACTGGCTGTGAGTTGGGGTCTACTGCTACTGACCTACGGAGTTCTGGACTCGCTGAGTTTCTACTAATAGGTCGGAGAGCAGAGTTTCCAGCCTCTGCTCTCTAGCTTAGTAGTAGGAGGAGTTAGTAACCTAACTAAAACGGAGGTAGTTTATGACAGAACAGACAGAGCAGTTAGAGCAGACAGGGCAGACAGAGTCCGCCAGGTTCACGGACCTCGACAAAATTCGAACGTTTCTCTTCGCGGGGAGGGCTGTTTTCACTCTCCTGAGTACGGGGACTGGAAACCGTTTCACTTTCCGAGTAGAGCGAGCGCCGGAATCAAACAGACGGAGTACCACAGATCCCGCGTATTTTGTCTCCCTACTCACAGGACCAGGGAAGTATTCATACCTGGGGCTGGTGACTCAGAGAACCGAGGGTAAACTGTTTTTTCGTCGGACAAAGGCCTCAGTAGCCCTAGAGGGAGCTGTTTCTCTCCGTGCCTTTTCGTGGTTTTTGGAGCAGGTATCCGCCAGGCGTCCCCTCCCCGAAAACGTTCGCTTCTACCACGAGGGACAGTGCGCGAGGTGTGGGAGGCCGCTGACTACTCCTGAGTCTGTAGAGATCGGGATTGGCCCGGAGTGTTTGAAACGACTTTCGCAGTAGGAGAATGTATGGAATTTTTGTGTACTAGAACAAGTGAGTGGTACGAGAAACCTTGCGAAGAGGCCTATGAAAAGGAATTTTTCCGTGTGGATGTAAGGTATGCCACAAAACCGGAAGACATTCCCTGCTACAAAAACAACCCCTCTAAATGGTATGAAGAAGGCGAAAACCATAGAGTGGAAGGAGGAAAAATAAAACGAGACCTCAAGAATAGAGGCTGGTTTATCGCTGTTGAGTCTCTTGAGGAGTTGGTTACTTTTATAAAGAAACATGGAAGAGTTATTGTCTCAGTTGAGGATAACTCCACAATTGAAATTTATGACGACTACAGAGAATAGGGAGGTGGAAAATGGCAGAGGAACGAGAAACACTCAAACAGGTTTTAATGCGCAGAGACGGCTTGTCGTCTGAGGCTGCTGAGGACTTAATCCAGTCGGCTAGAGAGGAACTCTACGACCTGCTAGCTGTGGGAGAGACTGTAGATGATTCCGACTTTATGATGGAGTGGTTTGGTCTGGAGGGCGACTTTATCGAGGATGTTTTAAACTGAGAGAGGGGTTGTAAAATGACTAATGAAGAAATTAAAGCTATGGTAGGTACTGAGTTTACCTACGTTTTTGAGGACGGAGACACCGTACGGGCATATATTAAAGCGTTTGACCCGAAAATCGGACTTACGTGCTTCACTCTAGAATCCAAGAGCCGTGACGGTTACTCGCCTACGTTGTGGAGAACCGACCTTTGTGCAGAAGATGGAACTTTTTGTGTAATGGCTGTAGACTTGGAATTTGCCGACCTTTCAGCAGTTATTGACAGAGTAGCAGAAATTAAGGCTACTGGAAGATACCAAGCAAATATCCCACAGTGTAAAGGATATTTCTTTGGCTGTGCTTTTTAACTAATCCGAGTTAAACAAAGGAGCTAAACCTATGCCTGAAAACAAACTAACTTACTCAAACCCACGACTGGAGGCTATAATCGAAAACTGGCCCTCCGGAAACCGGCGAGTCACGGCCACGTTTCTCGTAGAGGTTTCCGACCGAGGGGAGCGCGTTTCCCGGACCACGACCGGAGCGCCTAAAAAACTGACTTACGCCAAAAAAGCCAGGATCGTGGACGGCTCGGACGGGAGAACTTACTTACTCACCCTTACAGTTTATGGAGGAATTACTGTTTACCAGTCGAATATGAAGTTCGAGCAGGAGACTGTTTGGGCAGAGGCAGAGCCTGAGCGCTACAACGAACTCCTGAAACTATTCGCCTGAGTTTTTGCTTTTGGTACGGTTTTTTCTGTAGTTTTAAACTAAACTAAGAAAGGAACACGCGTTATGGGAAACTGGCTCTACTATCGTTGGCAGGAGGCTTTTGCGGTGAGTGGCACTCTCTCAGTTACTACGACTCTCGAATACGTGAGTGGTCGGATGAAGAAACTGACGGCTGAGAGGATTCAGAGTAACCTGAAACAGGACTGAGAGTTTTTGCGGTTCAACCTACTGAGAGGAGAGAGGGAAAATGCTAGCAAAAATTCTTAACATCCTGGGACTGATGTGTGCTTTAACTGCGTCGATAGGGTATATTAAGTCAGGAATTGCTAATCACAATTACTTTATGACAGCAGTCGGAGTAGTAGGAGCAGTAGCAATGGCGTATCAATTTAACAAGGTAGCAAACTAAACGGAGGTTGAAAACAGTAATGAAAGACTTTGACTTGAACAAACTCGTAGAGGGGACTTTTCTGGAGGGACTGAGGACAGTCGAAACTAAAGACTCTGAGGCCCCTGTCCCGGAGGGAGCCGAGTTGATCGGAGAGCTGTCGGAGTTGGAAAAACGGCTGTACTCCCTGGGGAGTGAGACACGGCAGAGGCACTCAGACGCTATCCTAGCCTTTGAGGTAGAGCGCGCTACTACTTTCCTTTCTGGAGTAGATGAAGAGCCGAGTGTTGTAAAGATTATAGAAATTTCTCTCCTCGCGAAATTCGCAGAGGCCTGTTTCTCCCTAACCTGGAGTTTGGTTCGCTCGAGACTCGTAATTCCGGCAAATCTGTTCCTTGGGCCTGGGTGGAAACTCTATGCTCTCGCCCTGCGTAGCGAGGACCTGGAGGAGATGATGGCTAGTTTGGAAGAAGGGAGGTTAGTCCACTAAACAAAATCCCCCCGAAAAACTAGGAAAAGCAATAGTTTTTTCCTAGTTTTTTGGATTTTCAGAAATTTTAACCTATCACTACTAAATGTTAAAAACTCTGTTGACACCTAATTAATAAATTGTTACTATTCAGGTGTTAGCAGGAAAGACCTAGCGAGGCGGCGAGAGGCCGCGAACAACCAAACCATACCAGAGAGGTAGATCAATGAGTAACGTAGAGTCAGTTCAGATGGAAGACGGGTCGGTAGTCGAGTTCGCCGGTAAACGCCGGATGCTGAAAAACTCCTTCATCACCGACGAGGGCGAGGTCAAACTCCAGCTCGATTTCCGTAACGGTCGACAAGTCTCCATTGCCATTCCCCAGGAGATGATCCTGAAATTCGCGGCTCACGGTGCAGAGCAGAAATTCGGCGATACCACCGCCGGCCTTTCCGAAACCGACGATATGATTATGGCGGTCGAGAAACTCCAGGAACAGATCAACAAAGGTGAATGGTCCGCGAAACGCGAGAGCAACGGCATGGCCGGCACCTCGATTCTGCTCAAGGCACTTATCGAACACACTGGTAAGACTGTCGAGCAGATCAAGCAGTTCCTCGAAGGTAAAACCCAGGCCGAGAAACTTGCCCTCCGGAATAACTCCAAAATCCGCCCGATCATCGCCAGGCTCGAGGCCGAGAAAAACCTTAAAGGCACCCCGGTCGATACTGACGCCATGTTGGACGAGCTGGCCTAAGTCTATCGGCTTTTGTTGAACTAACCCCCTCTGGAACCCGCTCGCAGACTTTGGATTCGCCTCCCGGTCGTAGAGCCTCCAGAGGGGGTTTTTCTTTTCCTTTTCTCTCCTCTAGTCCCTCCTTCCGCTAACCCTACCTAACACTTCTTTACTAATACAATAGTATTAAAACTTTTCAGTTTTGGCGCATTTCTCTGTTGCAAATCCCCCGGAATTATGTTTTAGTAATTCCACGGTTTTAAATCAGATTAAAACAAAAGTTTAAAGTTGTACTAACACTGAAGTATGAGAAGTTTATAATCTACACGTACTACCAACTACTTAATCAAACTCAAGGGAGGCGAAACCGTGGGTGAGGAAGAACGGAAGTTAGAGCTGAACGTACTAGATGAGTTAGACCAATTGTTAGTGGAGAGCGTAGCTAGTTACGAGCAAAAGAAAAAATTGAAAAAACACAGTAGAGGTTACTCAGACCCAGGCTCGGACTCTGACGAGGACTATCTCTACGCTCCGCTAGATGAAGTTCCCACCTATGTAACACAGTTTTCTTGCGCTGTGTTTCTCCTCCTGACCTGTTCCCACTGCGGAGCAGAGTTCACACAGTTTTCCCACTTTGTAGAGTTCCAGGTTTGGTCCAGAGAGAGTAGCTCCAAACCCTCCTGCTGGCGGCGAGTAGACGTTCGTCCAGAGAGGTTAGCAGAACCGAGGTTTGTAGAGAGAGTAGTTCCAGGCTGTGAGTGTTGCTGTTCGACTGAGGGAGGGAGGTTGCTCGAACGGCCCGAGTGTAAGGTAGTAGAAACTGAGAGCAAGGAGAAACTAGAGAAATGAAACGCACAACCTTGTGTAGGCAGAAATCGTTTAAACTCATTAACTGGGTACAGGAACACACAGTGGAGACTCCGGAGGGGAAAGGTTTAGAGAAATCAACTACCTTTTACGCGGGGCTGGCTAGTGAGGCTCTGGGGTTCCCCGTAACCAGCTATAATATTCGCGGAGTCTGCAAAAACTTCGGAATTGCCCTCGGCTGTCATAATAAAAAACGTTGTAAACATGATGACGACTCGACTGAGGAGCGTTTACACGAAACTGAGGGAATGGTCAGAAACCTGGGGGCTAGGGTTCTGAAACTCGAGTCGTTTTTAGCAGAGCAGTGGGGGAAAGACTTTACTGCTTTTCAACTAGACTGAGTAGGGAGGTATTTGTGAGTAAACCACGTAGACTACAGCGGAGTGTTGAGAAAACTATCTGTCTCGACGAAGACCTCGTTAGGAGTGTTGACCTACTCCTGTTTTCGGAGGTAGAGCGGAGAGTTCCGTTTGGAGCCTGGAAAGCGTTTCTGACGACCTGTATACAGGAAAAACTCGAAAAAATGAGAGCGGAAGTTATCACTAACACTAAAAACTAACTAAACAAAAAACTAGGGAGGCAACCCACGTGTCACAACAAACCTTTGAGCTAAACTCTGAACAAAACGAAGCTGTTTCGAGAATGGCTGAGTTTCTCACTTCCTCTAGAGACAGTTTTTTCCTCCTCAACGGAGCTGCGGGGACTGGAAAAACAACGACTGTTAAAGAACTCGTAGCACGGACCAGAAACCTCGGGAAACTCGTTTTCACCGCCCCGACCAATAAAGCTACAAAAGTTTTGTCCTCGTTGTTTTCTGGCCTTACGTTTAACGGGGAGGAGGGAGAGGGGAGAGGCTACTACGCTGAGTGTCGGACTATTTACTCTGTTTTAGGGTTGAGAATGGAGCCGAACGGAGCGATTAAAGAACTCACTCACCCGGACGATCCAATTGACCTTTCCGACTACCTCGCTGTAGTAGTGGACGAGGCCAGTATGATTAACACTCAGCTCTGGGAGTATATTCAGAACACCGCTGAGGAGCAGGGGGTTAAATTCGTGTTCCTCGGTGACGACGGACAACTTCCCCCCGTGAAAGAAGCTCGTTCACCGATCTGGTCGCTGGAGCCGTTTACGCTGAAAAAAGTAATGCGCCACGATAACCAGATTCTCACGCTCGCCACGGCCCTTCGAAAAACGATGGACAGCTTCGCCCCTCAAATTAAACTAGTCTCTGACAATGACGGGACTGAGGGAGTGTGGAAGGTTCCCTCCACTACCTTCGAAAATATGATTATTCAGGAGTGCGAAAGGGGTACATTCCAAACCCCCACCGGGGCAAAGGCGATCGCCTGGCGGAACGTTACCGTAGACGCTTTAAACAGTTTTATCCGTAGGAGAATCTGGGGAAACGCTGTCGGCGACTACTTCCCTGGAGACAGGATTATTGTCGTAGAGCCGATTATGCGAGAGGAAACTGTTAAAGACAGGAGGATTAAAAAAACTCTCGCAACTACTGATAGTGAGGCAACTGTCGAACGAACAGAAGTAGACAACCACCCACTCTACCCGAAGTTTCTCTGTCATCATATCGTAGCGCAGCTCGACGCCGGGAGTCCAATCGAACTGTGGGTACTTCATCCCGAGAGTTACAAAGCCTATCAGCTAGAAACTCAGAGACTCTCCGCAGAGGCTAAAGTAATGCGTCATCTCTGGAAGGATTTCTGGAAATTTAAGGAAGCCTTTCACTCTATCCGCTACGGTTACGCTCTGACGGCCCACAGAAGCCAGGGTTCTACTTACGACAGAGTTTTCGTCAATGCCGGGGATGTTTTGAGAAACCCGAACAGGAGTGAGGCCTTTCGCTGTCTCTACGTTGCTTGCACGAGGCCGAGGAAACAACTGATTCTGCTTAGCTAGGAGGATTAAACAATGCTTAGTTTTTGTCTTTCTGCCTTACTCTCCCTCGTAGGAATAGCTCTAGTAGCTCTGCTAGTTTTTCTCTGTACGATGAGGTTTATTACTCGGATAGAGAGGCAGGAGGAGGAAAACCTGTGAAAACAGCGACAGAACTTTGCAGAGATAACCTTTACAAACGGCTGGGGGTAGAGCAAACTCCACGACAGAGGAAAGACCCTCAACTCCTAGCCGCTGAGATAAAGGCAATGACTAAAAAACTCGAGGAAATGGTGGAGTTAGCTAGACCTCGGTTAATTATGGGAGGTATTCGTTACGGGAGTGCGTGGAAACACGAGGCGTTGATGGATTACGTTGAGAGTAAACTCAGAGACTACCGAAAAACCGGAAATGCGGAACTTTTAGTAGACGTTTTCAACCTCGTTACAGTAGAGGCTCAGTTGAAAACCCACCCAAACTTTCACTATAAACCGATAGACAGGAGAGACTAGCGTGACCCCTGAGACTAAAGAAAAAATACGACAGTGGAGAGAAAAGGTTCTTAACGGAACTATTACGAGAGAGGAACTCCGTGAGGCACTGGCTCTTATGCGTGAGGACCGAACAGCTTTTTCTACTACTGCGAGAGCAGCGAAACGTAGCGGAGGAACGAAAAAAGCGAAAGCGAGTGACGTAGACGCCGATGCACTTCTTGACGAGCTGGATAACCTTTAGGAGGTAGATTTCAATGGTGAGTGAGGAATTGATAGATCATATTAATAACTTAAACAGAGTTAGGGTTCCGCAGGACTCAGCCTATCAGCCTCCGGAAAAAGGGTTGAAATGGAATGAGGGGAAACTCGATTGGCACTCAATGCCGCTAGAACTGCTCGAGGACTTTGTCGCTGTCTTTGTCGCCGGGATTGAGAAAAAGGGATACACTAAGTTCAGTTGCCTCGGTCAGTTCGACAATCCCTCAGAGTTTTTCTCCGGAGCCCTCAGGCACCTGAAAGCCTGTCAGTTTAACCCTCTGGCACTGGACGACGATCCGGAGAGGGGTACGGACTGCTACCATGCAGCTTGTGCGGCGTTTAACTGTTTGATGTACCTGTACCACTCGAAAAAACGAATCAAACTCTAACTAGTTTTAACTAACCCTAACTATTAAAAGAGAGGCGAAATGAAAAAGTTTGTAGGAATTAAACACTACGTAGATACAAATACAAGCTGTTTAACCGATAAATATTATACCTACTTCACCGACATAGAACTTATAGTTGGTGACTTTGTCGTTGTAGTTGTAGACAGTGTGCCGAAGGTAGCAGTAGTCTATAAAACCTCCGGATTTTCGAGAGTAGAGCAGGATCAAGCTCATAAATGGATAGCGCAGAAGGTAGACTTAACACCCTACTACGAAAAGGTTGAAAAACAGGCACTTATCGCTGAGATTGAGAGTGAATTGGATAAAGAAATCCAAAAAGCCCAACGCTACGAGATTTTTAAACAGGTAGCAAAAACCTCACCGGTTATACGAGAATTGCTGGTACGTCTCCAAGTTCTCGATCCATCTATGAACCTACTCGAAGGCGGAGATTCACAGTGATCTATACATCCTACTTCGCAAACTATCGGAAGTTTCCTGACGATTTCCGACCAGTCGCGATTTCTTTGTGGCTTCCTATGGGTTTTATCGGACCTCAGTGGATTGCACTCGCTCCAGAGAAAGCACTCCTCAACGACTATAAAGGTGGAGTAGTTTCGGACGAGGAATACACTGAGAGATACATAAAAATGCTGGTGTTGAGGAGGAAACTGCTTAAGGTAGAGTTAGCTCGCGTCAGGGACAAAAACCTACTCCTACTGTGTTACGAGAGGCCAGAGGTCTTCTGCCATAGGCACATTGCCAGAGAATTTTTAAACAGAGAGTTTGAGGCAGGGATAGAGGAACTTTCTGTTTAGGGAGGAGGGAGGAAAATGACCCATGATGAGTTAATAAAAGCATTCTTTGACTGGAAACATAATCCCTCATACCAGCACGAGGATTGTGACTACGAAACTGCTTTGAGGATGATTATTAGGGAAGTAACCGCTTCAGAGGAAGCGCAGCTCACAGAGATTAAAACTGCTCTGGAAAGGTGCGAGAAAGTTTTAATACAGTTACAGATTGATATTGAGGCGATACTAAAAGGAAAGTAGTTAAAACACTAATGAAAGGGGTTTATTATGTCAAACTATAAAGAGATACAAAAGGCGGCTAAAAAAGCATACAGAAACAGAGGCAGAGTAATCCACGTTTCTTGTGTGCTAACTGAAGTTATGGGGCAGTTTACTGTAAAGGAACGGGTTAGTGGAACCTACCGCTGCCGAGCTACTCAAAACCGTATCCGAGGGAAGGCCGCGGTTAAAGCTGCAAAACGGCTCACTCACGAGAGGGGTTACTATAAAACGCAGAGACAGAGCCTTCAGTAAACTCACCGGAATTACAAACCAATAATCCCAGGGAAAAACACTATGACCTTAGACCTAAACAAAGAATATATTTTCGACTCAGACCCGGAGCCAGGGCCTACAGAACCGGAGAGTGAGGAACTCAAAAACCTCGATTTCTACTACCCTCCGACTATCGACTCAACCTTTCTCTCTACCTTCCGCTCCTGCCAGAGAAAGGCTTACCTCCAGTACCTCCAACACTGGAAACCCAAACACGAGTCCGTTCACCTCGTCGCCGGCGGAGCGTTCGCAGCCGGGGTGGAAACCGCCAGGAAAGCTTTTTTTGTGGAAAAACTGCCTAGAGAGGACTGTAAACTCGCAGGACTACAGGCGCTTATCCGTAGTTACGGGACGTTTGAGGCTCCGGAGGGGGCAGCTAAAAGTCTGGAGAGAATGTGCGGAGCCCTCGAGTTCTACTTCGACCGTTACCCTATGCGGGAGGACGGGATGGAGCCTCTCTACTTCAACGAGGACCAGTCGGGGATTGAGTTGAGTTTCGCCGTCCCTCTGGAGTTCCGCCACCCCGTTTCTAGGGAGCCACTCCTCTACACAGGCCGCTCGGATATGGTAGCGAGGTTCGCAGGAGGAATCTACGTAGTAGACGAGAAAACAACCTCTCAGCTCGGAGCCTCCTGGAGTAGAGCCTGGGAAATGCGCTCTCAGTTCACAGGGTACTGTTTTGGGTGCCAGAGTTACGGGATTCAGGCTTCCGGTATCGTAGTTAGAGGAGTTTCTATCCTCAAAACAAAGTACGACACGCTCCAGGTACTCACCTACCGCTCCCCGTGGGAAATAGACAGATGGGAGCAGCAACTCTACAAAGACCTCGAGACTCTCCAGAGGTGCTGGGAGGACAACTACTGGAGTTGGAACCTTGACCACGCCTGTACGGAGTACGGAGGTTGTCCGTTCGTTCAGGTTTGTAAAAGCCCGGATCCTGAAACTTGGCTAGGGATGTACTTTGAGAAAAAGGTCTGGGACCCTTTGGCCAGGGGAGAGGTTTCTCTCGGAGAGTATAAACGGAAGTGGGAACACTGTTTGGAACCTTCTAGGGAGTAACCTAATGCTGCGGGAATATGGCAGAAGATATTCTGTTTGGTAGAGTAACTACACGACACTGGACAGATCATCCACTCTGTTTCTTCGTCGGTGGCTATGCAATTAAGCACTGTGGACACTGTGGAGCCAAAATCGAAGGGGAGTTGTATAAAAAGTAACTAGAGTTTAACTCAGGGAGGCGAAACTATGCGTTACAAACAATCTTTTTTCGTTGAGGGACGGTTTTTCGGTGAAACTGTCTTCTCAGTCACTCACGACCCACGCTTTATCGCTACGGTTCCGTCCTCCCTGCTCTTTTTCTGTTACAAATGTGGGGAGCCTTACGCTCGCTGTCCAGTAGAGCCTCTCGATAGTTTTCGAGGAGTGAACAGCTACGACAGCGCGAGGGAGGGAGGGACTACTCAGTGGGTTCCTATCTACGGAGTTTGTAAAAACTGTCCCAGTGACTTTCACCTATCTGTTCCTGGGAGTTTGTTCTACTCCTACGGATTGGTAGAGAGGATGCCGTTGGAGCTGTTGAAACGGGAGTTTGCACTACAGTCGGAGTATTTTAAAAAACTAGAACAGGAGGAGGGAGAGTGAGGGTAATAAACGTAGTACAGCACTCAAAAGCTTATATAGAAAAGTCTGAGTTAGTTAGGATTCTCACTGAGCTATTCAGAGATAAACTTGAAATTCCTGAGGAGGCCTTTCTGGAAAATGGGAATTTGTGTAAATGGGAAACCTACTATACCTCCCACTCCTGGGATGAAAAAGAGATACTCAGAAAGGCTACAGAGGAAGATATTCAGGCAGTTAACGTGCTCGATCGACTAAAAAAGAGCTTAAAAGAGGAAAAAGAATAATGAAGATAATTAAACCCTCAGTTGAATTTTTGGGCGCGGTGCCGACAGACTATGAAAATGCTTTGAAGTTTATAGAGCTGGCCGGGAGAACCTGTTATAAATCCGAGGATAAAATCACCGCCGACAGTGCGAAAGGTTTTGTTCGTCGACTGGTGAAAGCTGAACATCCTGCGATGATAGAACACTCGAACTTTGTGGTACGGTTACCTCTAGTGAGTGTTGAAGATTGGTTTGCAACCCCCTCTGGGAAGTATCTCGAACACTACGTAACAGACGAGTATATTTTTATTGGAGGTAATCTAACAGCTTGGGTTAATCAAGCCTTTCTAGAGGGACCGGACCCTATTTTTGAACCTTTCTGCTCTGTATACGGGACGTTGTTTGAGTGCGGTCTTACTGAGGTAGGAACCTCCCTGTGGGAGCAATGTCCTCACAAGGAAATTCCAGAGGAACTCCACCGCTACTCAGCGCGGTTCGTGTGCGACAGAGGAGTGAGTCACGAATTAGTGAGGCACCGTCCCTGCTCTTTCGCACAGGAGAGTACTAGGTACGTGAACTATGCTGGGAAGGAAATGGAGTTTATTGAACCGGCAGGGTTTGAGGGGTGGTCTGAGAAAGCTATAACACGCTTTAAGCAGATGTGTGGAGACGCTGTTTACTACTACGAGGAGTTACTCAGAGAGGGTCTCAAACCGCAACAAGCTCGTGCTGCACTACCAAACGCCCTTAAAACGGAGGTAGTAGTTACCGCTGACCTCCAGGAGTGGAAGCATATTTTCAACCTTCGCTGTGCTGCTACCGCCCACCCCGACTTTCGCCGACTGGCTATCCTTTTGAGAGACCGGTTTGCTGAGGAGGGACTGCTGTGAGACCGGAACAGGTAGAGGAAACTCAGGAAATGATCGACGACTGTAACGCTCGGTATGAGAAACTCTCAGAGTGGGAGGAGAATTTCGTAGACTCAGTAGAGAAACAACTCGAGGAAAGGGGCTACCTCTCAGATAAGCAACTCCAAATTTTGGAAAAGCTCTGGGAACGAGTTACAAAAAACGGATAGGAAACAACTAAACAGTAAACTTTGTTGACATGGTTTTTAGCCGGTGTAAACTAGGATTATCGTACTAGGAAATAGGGACTAAAACAGGGGGCGGGATAGGCGGAAAAAACGCCAAAACCGACCCGCCACGAAACGATTAGGGATTGACCAGTAGGGTAGTACCTATTTCCTAAAAATGACGACTACAGGCCATTAAACAATCCCCTGGAATTACTAATTCATAATCCCAGGGGATTTAAAACAAGCAAACTCAAAGCAAAGGTAGAAACTATGCAAATGAAAGAACTGTTAGAGGGTATTGAACAAGAAATCAAACGGGATGAACTCGTTAAGGCTCAGGAGATCATTAAAGAACGTCTCCTCGAAATCCAGGCTATAAGACGGACGTTGGATAAGCTGGAAAAACAACTGCAGAACCTTCTCGAGAAAACTCCTGAGGAACTCCTTCATGGTTAATTTTCAAATGTTGTCGGATGGCAGGAGTCTAGTTTTCCTAGAACCTACCAAAGATATAACGATAATTACCAGTGAATTTTTTATTTCCTCTCTCATCCTTCGCAGCGATCCGCAGGTTATAGAGGTTAGTAGTTTAGGACAGAGATGTTCAGAGGCAATCTACGGCTTTACCGAAACACGACTGACTCTGGAATTAATACTCAACGGACCAGTACAATACAAAGAAGGAGGAATTATTCGTAGTATTTTCGACCTTTACTCAGTTCGTGACCTACTCACTCAGGTAGAGAAAAAAGTCAACCGCCGACACTAAACAACACTAAAAGCCTCACTAAAAGAAAAGGAGACTAAACAGTGACAGAACAAGCAGAAAACACCCAGGAACTACCAGGAGTTAACGTTCTACTCATGGGTCCGACAGGGACCGGGAAAACGCACTCTATCGGTACGATAGTAGACCTCGGACTCCAGGTACACTACATGGCTTTCGAGGCTGGTACGGAATCGCTCTTCGGTTACTGGAAAGACCAGAGGCCTCCGAAACCAGTCCCAGACAACCTCCACGTTTACACCGTCCGAGCAGCCACTGCCTCCTGGACAGAGATGGCGAATCAGGTTAAACTCGTAAACACCCTCTCCTACGAGAGCCTGAAAAAGTCCTCTGACCCAAACCGTTCAAAATACAACCAGTTCGAGAAGTTTCTACTCTCGTTTAATCAAGTAGGGGAGGATGGATCGGACAAAAACTTCGGCTGCGTAGATGCCTGGGGAACTGACAGAGTACTCGTAATCGACGGACTCACTGGCCTCGGGGAGGCTGCGAAACGGGCAGTAATCGGAGGGAAGGCGGACATGGACCAGAAAGACTGGGGCCTGGCTCAGAACCTAGTAGAGTTGACTCTCCGCCGGCTCACCTCCGACTGCCGCTGTCACCTCATACTAATCGCCCACGTAGAGCGTGAGACGGACGTTATTCTGGGTGGAGTTAAAATCATGCCGAGTACACTCGGAAAGGCACTCCCCCCGAAACTCGCTCCTATGTTCTCAGACGTTATCCTCACCGTCAGACAGGGTACGACCTGGACTTGGGACACGGCCTCCTCCCAGGCAGACGTTAAAACGAGAAACCTACCGATTGCAAGTACAAACAAACCGGATTTTAAAGCTATTTTTGAAAAGTGGCAGAGCCGTGGAGGAAAGCTGTCGTGAGAACGGTGGTCGGACAGAGTAGACTCTCCTCCCTAGTAGAGTCAGTAGTTAATATTCTACTAGGGTACGGAGTCGCAATTGTGTCTCAGATTATCATTTTCCCGTTTTTTGATATTCATATCCCCCTCCAGAGCAACCTCCTCATCGGCTTCTGGTTTACGCTGGTTTCTCTGGTGAGGAGTTACTGTATCCGTAGGTGGTTTAACTGGCGAATAGTGAACTTCGCTCGAACCTTTTCCAGACAGGAGGCTACAAATACTCAAACAAAACTCTATTGACACCGTAAAAAAACTAGACTATCCTACAAACTAACCCGTTCGCATTAATAGCGAGCAAACAAACCAACACGTTTCTACTACACTAAAGGAGCCACACAATGTTTGATGCCGAACAGTTTCTCGACCAATCAACCGACCAAAGCAACGACACCGTCCTTATCCCCGTTCCTGTTGGAGAATACACCGCTGTTATTGAAAAAGTAACTGCTCGTCAGTGGGTAGCGAAAGACGATCCAACTAAAACCGGCGTGACCCTCGACATTACGTGGGAGATTGATTCTCCTGAGGTTCGTGAACTCCTGGGCCGTGAGAAGGTTACTGTACGTCAAGGAATCATGCTGGACCTCACTGAGACTGGAAACCTCGATATGGGTAAAGGTCGGAACGTTGGTCTGGGTCGGCTTCGCGAGGCAGTTGACCTCAACATCCCCGGTCAACCCTTCAGCTTTAACCAACTCCCTGGTCGGGTAGCTCGAGTCTCGACAGGACAGCGAGCTGACAAAAATGACCCGACCGTTCTGTACTCGGAAGTTAAGTCGGTGGCGAAACTGAGCTAGTTTTCTGTTAGTTTTCTGTTAGTTTTCTCGTAAAAAGCTCTGCCCCTCTGTGTTTTCTAAGGAAGTACAGAGGGGCAGTTTTACTTCAACAGTTTTATCCCTACCAGGGAGGCGAATAATGCGTTGTGTTAAAACAGGAATTACCTTTCAGCTAGACCACTCCTCAGACACCTATCACGGTGACCTTTTCTACTCTAAAGACGTTGGCTGTTTAGTCATCCGCGGAGTAGCCCCCCAGCCTACCAGAGAGAGTACTCCAGACGTTACTCTCACGTTGATTACGGATTCTTACCTTATGCGACTGAAAAGTCAGCGATTTATAGAGTGGTGGCGGGAGTGGAATAATAACGTGCCTTTGTCGCTACCGATCCTCGTAGTTGACTCTAGGTTCTAAACCAAAAACAGGAGTAACCAGTGAAAACCACCGTACTAACAGAAATTCACGTAAGCCCAAACCGTCAGCGCCAGGAGTTCGATCCAGACCTACTTATGGAACTCTCTGAGTCCATCCGTGACAGAGGACTCCTCCACGCACCTGTTTGCCGAGAAACTCCGGACGGTCTCGTCCTCGTTGCCGGGGAGCGTAGACTCCGAGCTATTCAGGACCTTTGGGCACTCGGGGAGAGTTTTACTTTCGATGGAACAGAGTTTTCTGAGTCTGCGGGAGTCATTCCGTTCGTTACCCTCGGAGACCTCACCCCCCTAGAGGCAGAGGAGGCTGAATTAGACGAAAACCTCAGACGGCGAGACCTTTCCTGGCAGGAACACGCGGCAGCAGTCTCCCGTCTCCACACTCTCCGAAACACTCAGGCCGCTCTCCGAGGAGAAACCCACACAGTAGCTCAAACTGCCCAGGAACTCAAAGGCCGCTCAGACGGAGCCTATCAAGCTGCTACGAGGAAAGAGATTCTAGTTGCCGGAAACCTTTCTGACCCGGACGTAGCGAAGGCGAAGTCAGTAGACGAAGGGTTTAAAATCCTCAAAAGAAAAGAAGAACTGAGAAAGAACGTAGAATTAGCGAAAGAGGTTGGCAAAACGTTTTCCTCCTCCGTGCATACTGTCCTCAACGTAGACTGTCTACAGTGGATGGAGGAGTCCCCTCCCGAGGTTTTCGACGTTATTCTCACCGATCCTCCCTACGGAATGGGGGCTGAGAAATTTGGAGACGGAGCCGGCGGTCGAGTAGGGATTGAGCACCACTACGACGACAGTTACGAGTCTTGGCAAAAGCTTATGAAAGAGTGGGCACCACTCGCCTATAGAGTCTGCAAACCACAAGCTCACGCCTACGTTTGTTGCGACACTGACCGTTTTCACGAACTCAAACAGTTTATGCAGGAAGCCGGCTGGTACGTTTTCCGCACCCCACTCGTAAACGTAAAAACTGGAAACGGTCGAGTTCCCCTCCCAGAACACGGCCCTCGCCGACAGTACGAGATTCTCCTCTACGCTATTAAGGGGAAGAAACAGGTAACTCACCTCTACCCTGACGTTATTACTACCTCCCCTGATCCAAACGAGGGGCATGGAGCTACAAAACCAGTCGCTCTGTTTCAGAACCTCCTACAGCGGAGCGTTAAACCTGGCGACAGGGTACTCGACTGTTTCGGTGGCTCTGGTCCGACTATTCAGGCAGCTCATAACGTTAGTTGCTACTCAACTGTTATAGAGCAGAATCCAGAGTACTATGGATTTTGTTTGAAACGGCTGCAGGGGTTAGAGACCTTAGAGTAATTGGTGCTATGGGAGATACTGTTTTGGGTTATTGAGGCAAAGGAGAAAAAATGAGTGAGGATCTGAAGAGTTGTCCGTTTTGCGGAGAACAACTGGTACTGCGCTGCAATCCAGGCGGAAGAGGTACCCATGATTTTTACTACGAGTATTACATTTGCCCAACAATTGAGTGTATTACTCACAATATCAGGGTCACATTTGAGGATAGGGCAGCATGGAACCGCCGCGCACCGGCAGA